AATTGAAGGCTCAACTGGGAAATTACCAGAAGCCATTGGACATCATATCTCAGCCGTTGGGTGTGAATTGATTGAAGCAGAAAAAGTAGAGCAAGACAAACTTAAATATGGGGAGGATTCCCCGTATTACCGTGTTTCTGTTTTAGGTTTGCCACCCAAGACAGACGATGGTGCCTTCATATCATTTGAATGGATACAACAAGCCAAGCAACGGTTTGCTCTTCATGCTAACAACCCAGATCTTCCCTTAACCTCTGACCCCATGCTAATAGGTGTGGACATTGGCCTCGGTGGTGATAAAACAGTCGTTGCGTCTAGAAAGGGAAATTTTCTTCTTAACTTTGATGAAAATAATAGTGCTGATTCGGATGAGGTTGAGTTTTTTATCATTAGCCTTGTTGAAAAATATGAGGCAAACCACCTTTATCTAGAATACACTGCAATATCCGCATCAATATGCCAATCTATCCAAAAGAAGCTCTCAGCAACAATGCCACAATGTCACGTTCACCTTATTAAACCTGGTGGGAAAGCAAACGATAATAAATTTGACCGTAAAAAAGATGAGCTTGTATACAAAATGGCAAAATCATTTGAAAATCAATTGATCTGTATTCCCGATTCGAGAAGTGAAATATGGGACGAATTTGAGAGCGAACTATCGCTAATCCAACTAGACAAAAAAAGACAGGAAAAAGACGGCAAAATAAAGGTATTAGCCAAATCAAATGCACAATACGTTAAAGCGCTTAAAGATGCCACCGGCTATTCATCGCCAGATAAAACAGATGCGTTTGCGATGACATTTGCACATGACTACGATGTTCAAGTCGCTGTCACTCGCAAGAATAAAAATAGATTTAAAGATAGAGAGCCAGTTATTTCAGGTAGGTATTCATGGCTAAATTAAAATATATGAAAAAAAAGAAAAAATATAAAAAAAGGAAGAAAAAATGCCACAGCTAAAAATAACGTCTGTCGAAGAAAATCACGCTCACATTGTATTTTTGTTAGATAGACCTTTAGAAGGAACTAATATTATAGGGTATACAAGCAAAGAAAATGGGCATTCTCATGACGTTTTATTGCAAGATGTAACCCAACAAGACCCAAATACAGGTCAGGTAATGGTAGTAGGTCAAGAAATTATTTTAATGCCAAACCCAGGCAAACAAAAAACCCACCAACATAAAATTAAAGGGAACCTAACCGCAGACGCATCAGAAATGGAATGGTCTTCTAATGATTCTAAATCACAAATTAACCATATTAATAAGCGTGAAAATGAAGACTCTAAAGTTGACCCCGAAAAGAAAAGGTACCAAGAATATGAGGACATTTATTTAAGTGCGCTATCACACGAAAATCAATACATTGAAGATGCGAAGATTTGTGAAAAGGTTGTATTTGGGGGCAAAGAGTCTTGGAACGCACTAGCTGCTGGGGTTACAGAACAAAGACAGAAAACAAATAGACCATCATTGTCATTTAATATGATTGAGTCTGTTTTAAATACATTATCTGGTTATATTACCCAAAATAGTAGTATCCCTCGCTTTGTACCCAAAGAAAAAGGCGATGCGATGCTTGCCGATATCTTATCTGAGTTAATGTATCACTATTACAACAAATCGAAAGGTGAACATATCAGATCAGAAGTAAACCTAGACCAGATTATCACTGGGCGAGGTAATTATGAAGTTGAAACTAAATTTAAAAATTATGACGAAGATGATTATGATTTAGATATTAAAATAAAGTATCTTCCCCACTACAAAGTTGCATTTACCCCTTATGACCAACCTGACCTATCAGATTGTAGAGGGGTTGCTAAATTCACTTGGGTAACAGAAGGGCAGTTAATGTCGATGCTTCCTAAAGATAAAGTGAAAGAGTTTGAAAAGGATGGTGGCGTTTTATCTAACTTTAGCCAGGGATCACTATCCAATTATCCAAACATCGGCAATTCAGAAGATAAAATGGGGTATATCGATTATTTTTATAATAGAACTGAAAAGAAAGTATGTGTTATCGATGTCCAAAAAAAACAAACTCACAAAAGAACTGTATTGTGTCACGTCACAACAAAATACAAACTTGACGGATCAGAAGGGAAAATCAATACAGGGCGATTATCTAAAGATACGATTGCCAGAATATTAACAATTCCAGGATTTACACAAAAAAAATCAATGACCGAAGAAATATGGTGCGGTAAAATCGTCGCAGGGATGCTTTTGGAGGATTACTATAGTCCTTACCAGTCAGGCTTCTCAATTGCCCCTGCAATCGCCAAGAAACGGCGTGTTGGTGATGAGATACGAATAAAAGGGAAAGTTCACGACTTACAAGACATCCAAACCCAATATAATTTTGTTGAAAGTGAAATTGCGAACGGAATCAGACAAGGAATCGGGAAAACTGTTCTTTACGAATCAGACGCATTTAGTGATGAACATGAGATTGAGAGGTTTGCAGATAATATCAGGAAAGGGAATGGCATTGTCGCCGTTAAGGATATTGAGAAAATTAAAGAGATGGGCGGATCAGATATTCCATCGTTTGCTTTTACCCTTTCTCAGACTTATCAAAATGCGATGTACTCAATCTCAGGAATAAGCCCAGAGCTGACAGGTCAAAATTCAAAAGCAAATAGTTCTTTATTGTATATGGAGCGTGTAAAAGCTGCGTTAGTTGGGAATGACTATATAGTAAGAAATCTTGCACTTGCAGAAGAAATGTTAGCAATCAGGATGCTAGATGCATTTAAGGCATTAACCAAAATACCTGGAAGTAAGGAAAAAGTATATAGAATATTAATGAATAATGATTTAAATAAAGGTGCAGTAGGTGGTGTGAACATTGGAGGAAAACCAATGATGCCAGCAGACGACCAAACAGGGTTTACCATGCAAGATTTATCTCAATTATGGAACTCGGATGCTGACTTTGCTCAGTACGATGTTGCGATTGCGTTTGGTGAAGGGTCGCCAACGAAGAAACTCGCCGATCAGAAAATGTGGGTTGAGCTGGCCATGCAAATGGGTGGTGCTATAGGGCCTAGATTTTTATTGGAAGTTACACAAACGCCAGTCAAACAAAAAGAACGATTAATCCAAATATTACAAGAAGAAATGCAAGCGCAAAATGCCCTGAAAGAAAAAGAACTAAGTATGATCCCTCAACAGCAAGAAATAGCTGCACAGGCTGGATTATTGAAAGCACAAGCTAAAAATAACACTGACCTGACGATTCACAGGGAGAAATTACAGTCAGCAGAAAATACGAAAATTGCTGAAATGGAAGAAGCACGAAACCAACCAAAAGAAAGGGGCAAAGAAACAAGGTAATTTTGCAAATCAACGGCTTTCAGGGGGACGGGTAGCTTTTCATCCGTCAGGTGGGGGGAACACTTATAAGAACGTTTATGCATCAGCTACCGTAGGCGGATCAACTTTGCTTGACCAGTCTGTTAATCAAGGTATATTGCTTGATGGTTCTGGGTCAGCAGAAGTATATGCAGTGGGACATTACCTCTGCAAAGCCTATGACTCTGAGGGCGTTTTGCAGCGCACTTTTGATCTTAGAATAGGGAGTGTCACATCAGATTCGTCAGGCGATTCAGCGGTTTCGACAAGTACTTTAAATATTAAAAACTCTTATGGGACAAATGCATCAGATATAAACAATGCAATAACTTACGCAAATGCTAACTCCGCCAATAGTTTTGTTTTTTTGTTTGAGGATGCTGATTTTACGCTCGAAAACAATATGATCTTTCCTTCAAATGCTACTATCCAAGTAGAGCCAACAGCGAAATTAATGATATATGACGGGGTTAATGCAATTACGATTAATGGGGAAATTAGACATGATTTTAATCAGATTTTTAAATATGAAAATAATACGACTTGTACAGTTACAATTGACCCTAAAGCAGCAGAACACGGATACCCACAATGGTTCGGGGCTATACCTGATGGGACATCTGATAGTAGATTTGCTGTTGATAGGCTGTTACAGACAGGGATTAATAGGGTAGTTCTAGCTGGTGGGAATTTTAAATTAAATAGCAACCTTACCATCCCCTCAGACGTTGAAATTATACGTAAAGGGGGTGCGGACTTTACCCTAGCTAGTGGTGTTACTATTACCGGACTAGGGACTAAGGCAACTGTTTTTGATAAGGTTGAGGTG